ATGCAAAGTGAATTTGATCAATACAAAAGTTTTTTATTGCAAAGAGAAGAACTTTCCAAAACAAATAGAATAGCTCCTTGGTTGGATTACTCAGGAAACCCAATCTTTGAAAATGATTTAATTGAACATCCATCTGGTGAAATTGGTTTAGTTATATTTTTACAGTCAGAATGTGAGCCATATAACCAATGGCGTGTGAAATATAATGACAATGTTTTATCAAGACTTTGTTTGCAAATAGGCGATAAAGGACAAGCCATTGTAGTTGGTCATCCTTTAGAGCAGATAGAAGTCACTCAAACTGTAGTGTTGTAGTAATATGCAGTATCCAATTTCCCCTTTTTTCTTCTCAATAGCCTAAGTTTCATAGGTTCTCTGTATTCATTACTCAGTGAAACATGGTGCAGTAATATAGCCTCATTTAGATGAACCGCAGGCGCGCGGGTGACTGCGTTTGGCCGAGTGGTCTGGATGGTATAAATGATAAATATTCTCATTTGTGCGTAATTATTAAAATTCCATAAAAAAAGCCAGCTAATGCTGGCTTTTTTGTTTCTAAAGGATTAGGTAACGTTTTTTAAATCATATTCCTTAAATCTAATGATCTCATCACCAGCCCATTCATTGAGCTGCTGCATGCGTGACTGGAGTGGAACAATTTCATTTTGATAAAACACTTCTGCTGCATCTTTAATTGATCCAAAACCGCCAGTATTATTTGGAACAATACCCATGAGTTGAGGAGGTATGCGGAGTGCCGCCAAGGTATCGTCACGTGTGATTGATTTAATATTGGTGAAGTCATCTTTTGCTGCAATTTCAGAAACAGGCAAGATCTGGATACCATCTTTTTTTCCACCCGGTGCGTAATAAAATAAATTACGGAAGTTCCCTGGTCCTTTACTATCCTTTAGAGCCTGACGCAAAGCTGTAATATCATTTGGATCCTGCGCTGCGTCATTCACATATAAGATGAATCCAGCATGAGATCCATTGTTGTAATACTTACGACGGAATAAGGTAGCAGATTCGTTTAGCCATGCACTTTGCAAAGCAGATATGTATTCAGGTGCTCCATAAATTTCCTGATCAATATCTGTTTCCCGAATGTGACAAACACGATTATAAAATTCAAATTCTTGATAGCCTTTATGGTCATCACAAAGTAAAAAGAACTGATCAGAGTATTCACCACGACGCATATATTTTGCTAAAGCTGGTTTGTACTGAATTACACTTCCGAGTCGTGATTTGATTTCTTCTAAGTAAGTATTTCCACACCAAACATAATCTAAAGCAACTTGTTCAAATCCTTTTCGATTTAACTTTGCATGAGGAATAAAAAGATTAGCCAGAAAATTACGTTTAAAAATAATTCCGCTATTTAAATATGGTGTCGATTTATATGATTTGGCCAAACCACTCATACTGACCTGAGGTTCATACCATCGGCCATTGAACCATGATTCCATGTAATCCGATAATTCATTTCCATTGAGGACTGGAACGGCATCACCAAAGGTAAAGGCCATTGATTCTTGTTTGGTTGTTTTGCTTTGAAAAACTGGTAATTGGCTTTTGGCAAAACTAACTAAATTTTTTGCAGTCGATAGGGGATTCATTAATAGATCTCCATGAAAGATTGATTCATTTGTGTTTGGCCTTCAAGTGGTTCGTTATAAAGTGCATGCATGAGTGACCAGGCTAGATCCGCGTGTCCTATTTCTTCAGAACGGCCTGCTGTAAAAGTCATTTGACGTTGGCTTGCTGTAAGCGTTTTTTTAATGCTCATTAATGATTGGGAAAGATCAGTCCACCCTGCGTCGTACTCAAGACGACCATTTCTAATGACATCCATTGTTTTAAGTACAAGTCTGGTTTTTACTTCAGGTGAATAACTGAACTCAGTGACATTTGGGAAAAACTGCTTAACTAATTGAGAAACACCAGTACCCATACCTGTAATATCGATACCGATATAAGTCACGTAATAACGTAGTGTTGTTTTGCGGATCATTTCTGCCTGATTTTTAAAATCCATTCCACGGAATTGGATTCTTTCTAACACGCGAAATTTCCCACCAGGAACAGGGGAGGGGGCTACAACTACCAAGCCTGCACTATCACCACTTTCTGCAGGGTCATAACCAATCCAAACAGGATTATTGCCGTATGGTCTAGCATGGAAGGGTTTAAAGTCATCAGCCCAAACTTCCCATGAGTCAACCATACATGGTTGAAGCATTGCTAAAGGGAAAACAGATGCGCCATCATCAATAAATTGGCACATCAAAAGATTTGCAAATTCTTCAGGTGAATATTCGTATCGCAATTCTTCAATATCGAATAGATCACATCCGCCATTTTCAGCGTCTAAGATCGTAACGATTTGACGCCACATTTTGTCTTCACATAAGCGGCCATTTTTTAATGCATCATGTGATACATCTATATCGAGTCTTTGGTCTTTAGGTCGACCACGGTTATTACGTGTTCCATTCCAGAAAGTGAAGGCTTCATGCGCCATTGTGGAAGGCGTTGAAAAATAGGTTTTACGCCATTTTTTATGCAAAGCCATAGCCGAAGCTACTTTGTTTAGTTCAGTGAAGCCAAACGTCCAGAAAAACTCATCGAAATAAAAATTACCGTGGTGGCCTTGGGCAGTTCTGTAATTTGTACCTAAGAATGACAATGAAGCTTGATTATTATCTGGCAGTACGATCGGATCTCCGACCAATTCAACTCCGCAAGCTTCATACGCAAAACCTTTAATGTATTCTTTGAAAATATGAGCCTGAGCCTTTGAAGCAGATAAGAAAATTTGATTACGACCTGTTTTAACAGCATCGACCAAAGCTTCTCGGGCAAAGTACCATGTCGCGCCAATTTGACGGCTTTTGAGAATTACTCGAGTACGTTGGTTGCCTGCTTTATACCAATCGCGCTGATAGTCAAATAGACTATCTTCAAAGGCTGAAATAAGTTGTTCAACTTGTTCTTCAGTGAACTGATTATTTTCTTTTTTCTTCTTGGGTGCTGCGTTACGCTTGGCAATATTTGGATTTAGATCCGCTTCATTACCGCCTTCCTTATAACGTTCAATTCGGGCAAATTCTTTATAATTTTTAAATAATTCGCCTAATTCCTTATAGTCTCCACTCGATTTTTTGTTCTTCAGAGTGAGAGTCATTAAGCGAACTGTTAATGCTTCTTCAACACGACTTTCTGATCGTGTTTTATCCCACTCTTCTCTGGTTTTCCAAGCCTGAACTGTACGCTCATTTTCGTCTAGCGCTTCAGCAATATCGACAATTTTCCAGCCAAGCCAAAAGAGAAATTTGGCTTTTAATTTGTTATCTAGAATCAGCTCAAGATTAGCTAACTGTGATAATTCATTCATGGTTTACGGATTGATTTAATTTCATCCGCAAACGATGGCAGGCAAGTTAGCTTTTATCAGTCATGGCAATTTGTATGTCAGTTATATACAAGCATGCTCAATTGCTACACATAACTAATATTGCCCATTCTGCACCTATTGAAATTGCCCGAAAAAACCTTGCAACAGGTACAGCAGAATGACTGAAAAAACACAGCCGAAAAAATTTAAATCGAAATGGTTTCGAGTTGCCGTGGCTGGTGACACCACAGATGGTCGTGAAATTCAACCTGAATGGATCCACCAAATGGCTCAGACTTATAGTCTGGATACCTATGGTGCTCGTATTAATTTAGAACATATTAAAGGCCTTTCACCTGATAGCATTTTTTGCGCTTATGGCGATGTACTCGCAGTAAAAACAGAGAAAGTAACAATTAATGGTGAACAAAAAGATGCTCTTTACGTTCAGATCCAGCCAAATGAAAATTTGATTGCTTTAAACCAAAAAAATCAAAAAATTTATACATCTATCGAAGTTGATGAAAATTTTGCGAAAACTGGCCAAGCCTATTTAGTGGGACTTGCCGTTACTGACAGTCCTGCATCGCTTGGTACTGAAATGCTCTCTTTTGCAGCTGGCGCAAATGAAAACCCACTTAAAGCGAAGAAATTACGTCCTGAAAATTTATTCACTGCAGCTCAAGAAACAAAACTCGAATTCGAAGAAGTTAAAGAGTCATTTGCCAGTGACTTGGTGAATAAGGTTAAGAACTTATTTAAAACCCAAGAACAGCAACAACAGCAGACTCAAGAAAACTTTAGTCAAAACGAACAAGCCATTCTAGAAATTGCCCAGCAAACAGCGAATCAGGGGACTGAGTTTGCAGACTTAAAAGTCAAACATGAGCAGCTGCAGACTGAATTTAATCAATTAAAAAACAAGCTAGATCAAGAGCCACAAGGTCAACCACGACCACTGTCTAACAACAGCAAATTTCATGAAGAAGTTGGTGAAGTCGACTGTTAATTCAGTCGGTTCTAGCAATTTATTAATCCAATTTAATTATATTTAGAGTAAAGAAAATGCGTACAGAAACACGTACTAAGTACAATAAGGTCATGGTTGAGTTAGCTAAACTCAATGGGGTTGAAAACGTTTCACAAAAATTTAATGTGACACCAACTGTTCAACAAAAGCTTGAAGATAAAATTCAAGAATCATCTGAATTTTTGAAGAAAATTAATATTTTTCTTGTTGCTGAACAATCGGGTTCTGCGGTTGGACTTGGTATTTCTCGTCCTATTGCTTCTCGTACAAATACAGATGCTGGAGAGCGTCAAGCTACAGATCCAACTGGAATGGATGAGCGTTTTTACTTTTGTCGTAAAACCGATTTTGATACAGCAATTAAGTACGCAAAACTTGATCAATGGGCAAAATTCAAAGATTTTTATAGTCGATTCCGTGGCGCTATCGTAAAACGACAAGCTCTGGACCGTATCATGATCGGGTTCAATGGTATCAGTATCGCTTCTAATACGGACATTACAGCAAATCCTTTATTGCAAGATGTGAATAAAGGCTGGTTGCAAAAAATGCGTGAAGAGAATGAATCGCGCGTAATGAAATCAGGTGCTGTGCAAGGAAAAATTACAGTAGGTAAAACTGGCGATTATAAAAACCTTGATGCATTGGTTATGAATATCGTTGATGAAATGATTGATGACGTTCACCAGGGCAATCCAGATTTAGTCGTAATGTGTAACCGAAAAACTGTTTCGGATAAATACTTCCCATTGGTCAATAAAGATCAAGACAACTCTGAAAAACTAGCCGCAGACATCATCATCAGCCAAAAACGCATGGGTGGATTGCCTGTTTACTCAGTACCGTTTTTCCCTGAAGGCATCATCTTTGTAACTACATTCGATAACTTATCGATTTATGTTCAAGAGGGCGCTCGTCGTCGTACAGTCATTGACAATCCAAAACGTGACCAAATCGAGAATTATGAGTCTTCAAACGAAGATTATTACATTGAAGATCTTGGTCTTGCTTGTATGGCTGAAAATATCGAAATTCTGGCGGAGTAATCTGTTATGAACTTGGCTCGAAAGCACTTCCAACAGCATCAAGCTAAATCCGCAGCTGAGACAGCTGCGAAGTTCGGTACCATGCGAAATACAAATGCCTATGAGCAGCAACTTTTGCAGCTTAATAGTGATAAAAATCGACTCAAAAATATTCAGTCCAAACAAAACAAAATCGAATTAAAGCGCCAGTTAATTCCAAATTACAAACCATACGTGGAAGGTATTTTAGAAGTAAAACCTGGTGTTCAGGATGCAGTAATTACTGAGATTTTGGTTTGGTCAATTGATATTGGTGATTTTGATTTTGCACTTGATATTGCCGAATACATTCTGAAATACGGCTTAAAACTTCCAGACCGTTTTGAACGTTCTGAAGCATGCTTTATTACTGAAGATATTGCAGAAGAATTTTTAAAATTACTCAAAACTGAAGCTGGTATCGATCAAAAAGGATTAGATCAATTAGTGCGTTTAGAACGTCTAATTACTGATAAATCTTTGCCACAAAATCGTCTTGATATGCCAGATGAAGTTAAAGCTAAGCTTTATCTCGCCTTAGGTAAAGGTGAAATGCAGTTTTTGACTGGTGATCTTGAAAATGATTTACCTCGCTCTGTTCATGCTCAATGTTGGTTAGAAAAAGCATTAGATCTTGACGATAAATGTGGCGGTCGAACTGATCTAAACAAAATGAGTAAGCTTTCTACCAAGTTATTAGCAGAAAGAGAAACTACAGATACTTTGGCTTATCAAAAAGAATCTCAAGTAGTTACTACCAACGAACAAACAGAAGTTACCGACGTTTTGTTAAATCAAAATGGAACGCCTGTGGTTGATGACCACGGCAATATGGTACCGACTTCTGAATAAGTGCCCCGCACCGCACTGGAGTGCAATGGTCGTGATCTTAACGTCACAGTAAATCTTCACCGAGCCATTGCCCCTCCCAGTGCATTAAGAAGGAGATCTACATGGGATTTATCGCAAACGGTGCAATAACCCCAAGTCATATCACTATTTCAAGTGGCACCTTTTTTCCTGAAATTTCTCTAGATGAGATCCGCAGTTTTGTTCGGATCGACGGATCAGTGACCGATGTTCGATTGCAACAACTTACTCGGGAAGAAGTCATCGATGTAAATCGTTTACTTGCAAACTTAGTGATGAAAGCCGAAAAGCTAGTTGATTTAGCTGTTAATGAAATTGACGGTAAAGCAGATACTGAAGTGCTTTATTTTTCAGCCGTATCGAATGGTGTAGCAGCAAAAGTAAACGAAATTTATCGTAACTATGACAGTACTAATTCTGGTGAAAAAAAATCAGAATCGATGGATTGTTCAGTTGATGACTACCGACGAAATAAGCAATGGGCGATTCAACAGCTAAAAGGCGAAAACCACAGCATAGTTGAGTTGATATGAGCAAAACCATTACAGCTATTCAAAATGACACTATCAACTCAATTTGTTGGCGATATTACGGACGCAGTTCGGGTGTAGTTGAAAAGGTACTCGAAGCAAATCCAGCTTTGGCCGATATAGGAATTTTTTTGCCCATTGGCACCTCTGTAATTCTTCCTGATATCGATACACCACAACAAATCAAGCAAACAGTACAACTGTGGGATTAATAATGCCAGAACCAACTACAACTTCAGCAATTACAGCAGTTTCAATTAGTGCAGCTTCATTACTTCCATTTGTAAATGGGAATGCATTGCTTGGGGCAGTATTTGGAGCAGCTCTATTTGCTACAACGAAAAAAGATTTAAAACCATTACAGCGACTTTGGACGATGATCATTGCCGTTGGTATTGGCTATTTACTTGCACCAGAAGTAACAACTAGAACTTTGATTACCAACGATGCAACAGCAGGAATGATTGCTTCAATTTTTTCATTACCAATTATCTTAAAAGCTATGGTCTGGGTAGACCAATCGAGTCTATCTGACATCTGGAATAAGTTTCGTGGAGGAGGAAAGTCATGATCGAAATTATGTTTCAACTGATTGCTCTGATTGCCTACTTGATTTGTGGTCTACGGATCATCTGTTTTGATGCTGAAGGCCTACGCCATCGTCATGGCTTTTCAATTTTGGCCACGATTCTTATTGCTGCTTTTATCGGGCAATCAATTCACATTCTCTTTTTTAAAGATCCTGTCACGTTATGGGATGCCATCTTTGCAGTACTTTTGGCGGTCCTAATTTGCCGTGCAAAAGGTAATGTCGCAAAACTTATCTGGAGCACAACATAATGCCAGTTATCTTAAAATTTGGGTCAAAAGGCAGTGATGTAATTACATTGCAGCAACAGCTTAAAAAGCTTGGCTTTAAAGGCGTTAAAGGGAAAGAGCTTTCTATCGATGGTGATTTTGGAGCTTCCACCGAATATGCTGTCATTACATTCCAAAAGCAAAAAAATTTGGTTGCAGATGGCAAAGTAGGGGATAAGACGCGCAGTGCCCTTCTGGAACAAAACATCTCAAAATTGCTTAAAGATAGTGATTATAAAAAAGCAGCTGAGCGCCTAAAAGTCTCTGAATTGGTCATCCGTGTTTTTGGTGCAGTTGAAGGTCAAAGCGTTGGGTTTCTTAAAAACGGAAAACCTAAAATTCTATTTGAACGCCATCGAATGTATGCATATTTGCGTTTGAAAAAAGGCACAGCTTTTGCCAATAAAATGGAAGCTGAACGACCGAATATTGTTAATCGTAAATATGGTGGATATCAGGGAAATGAAGCCGAATATGTTCGACTGGAACAAGCAAAGCAAATCGATGTTGAATGTGCTTTGATGTCAACATCATGGGGGCAGTTTCAGGTGATGGGTGAAAACTGGAAAGATTTAGGCTATGCATCTGTACAAGAATTTGTTGATCAACAATTTGTAAGTGAGTCAAACCAGTTGGAAGCTTTCATCCGTTTTATTGAATGGAAAACAGGCATTATTGAAAAGAAAAAAGTTGCTTTAATTGATGCGCTGCGAGCAAAGAATTGGGATGTGGTTTTCACACTTTATAATGGTCCTAATTATAAAAGACTTGGGTACCAGGCAAAATTCCAAAAAGAATATGATCATTTAGAACCACTATATAGTGAGACTAAAGCAGCATGAAAAAACCCGATAGTTTAAGAAAATATCTTTTAGATGCGATTCCTGAACTACGTCGTGATCCTGACCGCATCCTTATTTTTGTTGATGATGGTGCGGTACGGAGTACGATGGCAAACGGTTTATCATTTGAATATGAATACACCCTCACAATGATTTTAACCGATTATGCTGGTGATCTTGCTGCAGTCAGTATTCCATTATTGGATTGGGTTCGTATGAATCAATCTAATTTGATGGCCAACCTTGATAACGTTAAATCGGGTATTAAGTTTGAAGCTGAAATTTTGGCAAATGATAAAGTTGATTTGGCTATTCAGTTGCCACTAACTGAACGTGTGATTGTGAAGCAAACCAGCGAAGGTTTAAGTGTCGACTATCCAGATGAGCCACGTTATCACAAAGCCGAAGAATCAAAACAAGTCACGCTGTTTGATAAAGATGGATCTGAATTGGCGTCTTGGATTTCAAGAGATCCTGAGCAAGAGTATTTTCTATAAATGGCTGAGCTTGAATATCTTTCTGAGCATTTAAATGCTTTATTAGTATCCATAAACGATGCAGCGCGTCGCAAAATTGCAATGGTAATTGCACGTAAAATACGTGCAAGCCAAAGTCAGCGTATTACTCGACAACAGAATCCTGACGGTAGTGCTTATATCCCGAGAAAAAATTTAAGAAAAAGAAAAGGGCAGATTAAGAAAAAAATGTTCATGAAATTGAAAACAACACGGTTCATGAAAATCGAAAATATTCCTAATGGGGTAACTATTGGATTTGATCAACGAGTATCGAGACTTGCCCGAATTCACCAGGACGGATTAATTGATAATTTGAAATATAACGGACGATCTTTCAAAGTCAGATATGCACAGCGTCAATTGCTTGGCTTTACTGATGCTGAAGTTGAAATGATTGAAAATGATGTTCTTAGCTTTATAGATTCAAAATAAACCCACTTGTATATAACTGACATACAAACCAAACCAAATGCATTAATCCTTTAGCTGCATAACGATTGCAGCATGAACGCAGAATCCAATCGTCGTCTTGAAAATATGATCCGTCTTGGACGTATCAAGACCGTAATACCGTCTAGCCCTTTCCATAAAGTTACAGTCAATTTAGGTGACATCGTAACTAAAGAATTGCGTCTATTAAATTTAAGAGCTGGTAAAGACTCGACGCACGATCTACCGAGCGTTAATGAAGAATGCGTTGTATTTAGCCCATGTGGAGTAATTGAACTCGGTGTCGTTATCGTTGGTCTTAACAATGAAGATTTTCCGACTCAATCTTTAGATCCTGATATCAAGTTTAGAGCGTTTGAAGATGGTGCAGTCATAAGCTATGACGTTAAAAAACATGAACTTCAGGCAATTCTTCCAGAAGGTGGAAAAGTAAAACTTGTAGCTGATCTCGATGTGATTGGGAAAATTCACTGCACAGAAGAAATTACTTCAGATGTAGATGTAATCGCTGGAGAAATAAGTCTTACCAAACATAGAACCTCTGGAGTTAAGGGTGGCGGTGACACTTCTGGAGGACCAGTCCCATGATCTCACGTCAGACAGGCGTAACTATTTCAGAAATCGAAAGTATAGAACAATCAATAGAAGACATTGTTACTACCCCATTGGGAAGTCGTGTTATGCGTGGTGACTATGGCTCGATAGTGCCTGATCTCATAGACCAGCCAATGAATGATGTACTAGTTCTAAAAATTTACAGTGCAATTTATACACCTGTTACTCGGTGGGAAAAACGCATCAGTATTGAAAATATCAACATTTCCAAGATCGCTTCAGGGCTTATGCAGTTAGATCTTGAGACAGTCCATACCATTACTGGCCAGTCCCTAAATTTAAATATTCCACTTCAAATGGGGGCTTCATCATGAGCGTCGATTTTAGCCAGCTTGCTCCACCTGACATTATTGAAACGATTGATTATGAAGTTATTTTAGCCGAACGAAAGGCAGACTTAATTAATAGATTTCCAGATGATCAAAAACCACAGATTACAGAAGTACTTAACCGTGAAAGTGAGCCTTTGACGAAATACATTGAAGAAAATTCTTATCGTGAAACAGTGTTAAGAAATCGGATTAATACCGCAGCACGTGGCTTATTATTGGCTTATGCGGAAAAAAATGATTTAGATCAACTAGGCGCAAATTACAATGTTAAACGTCTGATTATTAAGCCTGCAGACAATACAAAAACGCCACCTGTTCCCGCTGTCTATGAATCAGATCCAGCTTTTCGTGAACGTATCCAACTTGCATTTGATTCTTTGTCCGTAGCTGGACCAGAAGCAGCTTATAAAAAAATTGCGCGTGATGCTGATGGCCGAGTTGCTGACGTTTCAATTACTTCACCAATGCCAGCCCATGTTACTTTGACCATTCTGCAAGCGGACTCTTTAACAGGATCTGCTTCCCCTGAGCTTGTCCAGATTGTCGACAAGGCAGCGAATGCTGAAGAAAAGCGGCCAATAGGAGATCGTGTCACAGTTATATCTGCTGAAATTATTAATTATTCAATTAATGCCAAGCTATACATCGGTAAAGATCCTGAAGCAGCAACTGTACTTGCTCAAGCCATTAACAATGTTACTGAGTATGCGCAAAAGCAAAAACGTATTGGTCGGTCTATTCGTATGTCTGCAATTTATGCAGCTTTACATGTTGATGGTGTAAATAGAGTGGAGTTGCTTAATCCAACTGCCGATGTTGTTTTAACTCCAACACAAGCCTCGTTTTGTGAAAATATTTCCGTGGTTATTGGGGGCGTTGAATGAGTAAATTGCTACCTCCTAATAGCACTCGATTTGATCGTAACGTTACTGATGTTTGTGCAAACAGTTTAGAGCTTCCTGTTCAAATTAAGAGTTTGGCCTCTATTGACCAGGCTCCAGATCAATTTTTGTCATTTCTGGCTTGGCAATACTCAGTTGATAGTTGGGATACTGATTGGCAACCATCACTTCAACGCCAACTAATAAAAAAATCATTTAGGCAACATCAAATCAAAGGTACCCGAACAGCAGTTCGAGAAGTACTCGCTCAGTTTGGATATACATGTGAGTTTCAGGAATGGTTTGAAACAGTTCCAAACGGGGTACCAGGTACTTTTTCCTTAACGCTGGATCTAAACGGGCTTGAACTTACCGACGCAACTTACGCAGAAGTAAACAGGCTTGTCAAAGATGCAAAGCCTGCATCACGTCACCTAACAAATTTAGTTATTAACGTCCAACCGCTTTGTATTCCTCGTGTTGCTATTGGTTGTCACGGTGCTGAAACAGTCACAATTTTTGTCGAGTAATTAGAATGGCCACTTATAAAGGTATTTTAACCAATAACGGTAAAGCATTAATTGCTGGTGCAACTGTAAGTAATAAAATCAATTATTCACACATTGCGGTGGGAGATGGTAATGGATCTGTTCCGGTACCATCTGAAACAAGAACAACCTTAATTAATGAAAAAGCACGAATTGCATTAAACGTTGTAGAAATCAATCCAAATAATACAAATCAGATCGTGTGTGAAGCAATCATTCCTTCCAATGTGGGTGGTTTCTACATTCGTGAACTTGGTCTTTATGCTGGAAATACGATGGTCGTCAATGCGAGCTATCCTCCAACATATAAACCTTTAGCCGATGAGGGCGGTGCACGTGAAATCAATATCAAGCTAGTCATTAATATTCAAAATGCTGAAGTAATAGCTCTTTATCTTGATGATTCATTGATATATGCAACCCGTGAATGGGTAAATAAAAACTATATTCGACGTAATGAGATAGTTGATAATTTAACTACAGATGATCCTGTAAAACCGTTATCTGCAAAACAGGGTAAATATTTACAAGATAATAAATTAGATAATACTGCTACAGCAGTGGCAGCCAAGAAATTAGAAATTGAAAGAACGTCATTTTCCACT